GAGAAGATGTATGGCAAGTCAAAAACCTGAGCCAACATCTCAACCGTGACGTCAGTAGGCTTGGTTGGATCGCCGGCACCAGCGGACTGAATGCGTTCAACAACCTGGTCGGAGTTACGTAAGTTACGGAACACCTTCTTGTTGATAATTAAAGCGTTAGCCCAGAGACCACTGTTGTCGTAAATCTTCTGGACTGCTGCTTCAACGTCGGTAAGTGGAACGCAGTTGGTAGCGTCGTCCCATTCGTGAGTGATGGCAGTCGTTAGGCTTGCACCTGTCCATGTTGTGGTGTTAAACACCGACGCTGCAACACGTTCTTCTTGAGCACGCAAGACAGCGTTATAGGCACGAGCGGTGCTGATAACTTCGGCATCGAAGTATTCAGCATACATCTCGGCTTCGCGGTCATCGACAGGCTCTTCCGCACCGTACTCGACGCAAGTGTACGAGCCGGTGGTGAAAGTAAACTTGCCGCGATTGTATCCAGCACCAGGAGCACGCTTGGTGTCTCGCTGTTGCAAGAGTTGTTCGAGTGGAATCTTGCCGAAGACTCCGGCCTGCGAAAGAACGTCTACAACCGGAAATGCTCGGTTTGAGATGTATCCTCGCTGATCCATTGCCAGGTCGAATTCCATCAGGCTGTCAGCCAGGTCAGGACGTAAGGTTGCTAAACTTGTGCTTGGGGAAGGCATTTTATTATTCTCTCTTTGCTTGTTTGATTGTGAAGAAACACTACGGGCTTAGCACCGTGGGCGAGCACCTCACCCGTAGTGCTTGCGGGGGAAACGGGTCAACTACTATGCTGCTTCTAGCACGTAGGTAAGCAATGCGTCGATGTGGGTCGCGGTCGCCAGGTCGCTACCATCTTTGATGATGGTGATTGCGGTGTTAACGTCGTTTGCGACGAACGAGGCACCGTCGGCTAGAATCACGCCGTTGGTTGCGGTTCCGGCACGCAAATAGTTGGAACGTGTCAGTCCAGCTACCTTGGCATCCAGCAAGGAAACCACGCTAGACGACTGCGTTCCGCGAACTAGAACACCGGTTGCAGTCGCTGCGTTGCCTCCGATGGCAATCAATGCTAGGTCTTGCAAACGGTACTTGAACCCAGGAACAGCAGGAAGCAAAGTTGCACCAGCGTTGACGTTTGCAGTCGTGGTACGAACGCGAGCCACTTGAGCAGAGGTCTGATTACCAGACAAGCCACCACCGCTAACGCTCATCACTTCGATGATATCGCCATCGGTCGTGCTGGTTTCTAGTCCGATACCTTCAACAACGGTTCCGCTTGAAGCAACCTTGCCAGATGCAGCAGCGTAAACCAAGTTGCCAGCAGTAATTGCACCGCTTGCAACCATCTTGCGGCTACCAGCAGCACTACTCAAACGAACAGAAACAACGTCGCCAGAAGCAAACGACTCGACTTCCATCGTGCCGAGTGCTTGGTCAGCAGCGGTTGCAACTACAAGCACGCCGCTAGAAATCTTAACTCGAAGGTACTGGTCGATTGCAGCACCAGCAGTAAAAGCCTTTGTGTTGGTATCAACGTATTGACTCATCTTATTAGCCTTATCTTAGTAGGTTTCGAAAGGAAAATTGTTCCGCAATTAGCGGATGCCAGACTCGGACAACATCGCTGCCCGCAATCCTGGGTTCTCTTTGTTGGCACGACGAACAGCCGAAGCTTTGTCGATGCCGCTCTTTACGTGCTTCTCAACTGCGTCTTTCCACTGCTGTGCAGCGTTCTTAAAAGACTGAACCGGAGCAGAGCGAACAACCTGAACGCCACGAGCACGCATAGCAGGCTTCTCTTCTTCCATCGGCATCACATGCTCTTCGGCCTTTGCGGCTTCGAGTTGTGCCTTGTATCCGTTCATCTCTTCTTCCATTGCCGACATCTTGGCGGACATTTCGTCCATCTTCGACATCAGTTCCTCAAGGAGCATTTCTCCAACGTCGTCCATCGACTTCTCTTCTTCGAGAGCCTTAACGATGAACTCGGGAGATGCTACCTTGCCATACCTCGCTTTGATGCTCTTGGCAGTCGCAGCGATTTTTTCTGTTGCCATTTCGGAATCTCCTACAGGCACAACACTATCGCCGGACGGATCGCCACTCACTTTGAGCGACGCAAGAACCCGCTGCGGCAAATTTCCTCTTGATTCGATAACTCGACTTGTTTTCTTAGTCGATAAGATTCGGTCAACCAGACCAGCGTCACGAGCCTCCGATGCGGTGTACCAAGTCTCGGCGTTCATAATTTGCTTGATTTCTTCTTCACTTCTTCCGGTGCGTTCCGAGTAGGCAGAAATCATCGAAGATTGAAGCTTCTTAAGTAGCTCCGACATCTTCTCATGGTCGTTGCCATCGCCTTCCGTCATCGTGTACGGATTGTGCAGCATCACGTAACCGTTCTCGGTAATCTCGACGGTATCCGCTGCCATCGGAATAAACGAGGCAATCGAGAAAGCTGCCGATTCAACGATAGCCTTTGAACCAGCAGGCCAAGCAGTGATTGCGTCATAAATCGACATTCCGTCAAATACGCTGCCACCTTCGCTGTCGATGCGAATCACCAAAGGCAAAGACTTATCTGCTGCTTCTAGTCGGTTCTTAAAATCTGCTGCCGTGATGCCTGGATAACCAATAGGCCCGTAGAGTTTGATTTCGTTCGCAGATGCTTCCGCTTTGAATGCTTTCGCGTTGTCTTCGGCGTTCATTTGTCGCACCAATTTGTTAGCCCACGATTGACCAGCGTCACCACCCCACAAAGCCCACGCAATTCGTCCGTTGGAAGGAAAGCCATCTTCACCAAGAGAGAAGCCTTCGCCTTGCTTGTCGACTTCGTGACGGTCGAAGTAGGCTTTCATCCGCTTTGCGGTGTCCGGAGAAATCTTGACACCGTTCGACAAGTCTCGTGCTCTTGCTATCCCGACTCCGGTTCCACCGCGACCGAATTCACGTCGCCACGCTAGACCTTTTTCGGCCTCATCACGAACACCTTGAGGTGGCGTGAAGTCGATCGATTCGTACTTGGCTGCTAGCTCCGGTTCGTTTGCGTAAAGTGCTTTTTGCTGCTCGGTTGCTGCTGCCTTCGTTGCATGGCATCCCATTACGGTGCCATCCTCTTTGAGGACGGCCCAAGGCTTACTAGCAGAGCACTCGCTTGACTTTGAAACTGAATAAGGCATTAGGCTTGCTCCTCGGGTTGAGGTGCTTTTTGTGCATCGGGTACTGCTGGATTGAATGCGTTAGTCCCTGCTGGCCCCATGATTTCCTCGGCTTGCGATGGGTCAAGCTGGAAGAAGTAAACCAATTGAGCAATACCTGATTCTCTCGGGAGCATTCCGTTAGCTACCTTTTCAACAATCATCGAAGCGGCAGTTACCTGAGCACCATTGAGTGCTGTATCTGCAATTTCAGATGTCTGCGTCTCTGGTGCGGAAACTTCAGAAGGCGACTGAACTTCCGTCGTTGGCTGAGAGTCTGCCTTTTCCGCTTGCTGCTGCAAGGCTTGCGGGTCTTGCATCGTCATCTGGATGCCGGTTGGCATCGGCAGCGAAATCAGTTCACGCCAGTGAATTGGAGCATCGTTAAATTGTGCGTTGATTCTTCTTGCTGCTTGCTTGGCCTTGGTTATCGCGTATTCCATATCGGCAATGGTTTCATCTGCGATAACTTCCCAATCTCGGCCTCTCTCTGCGTGTAACCGTCTTGGGGAAATCAAACCGTTTTGCAGTCGAATCTGGTCGCCTTGAGCATCTCCAACCGGGTCGATGTATTGCCAGACCGGCGCAGACCAGTGATGACCGAAGATACTAATATCTGAACGCTGTGAAACTGCCCGGAGTGCTGCATCCGATTCAATCCACTGGCGAACCTTCCATCGCCATACCGGTTCGTGAAACCGTTTGATTAAATTGCGTTGATTACTTTTGAATCCTTTTCGTGCCTCGTCGACTGCACCACGCCAACCCGAAAAGTTGGTTTCGCTGCCGTCCATGAGAACCAAACAAAGCGGCAAACCTAGATTGGTGCCAATGGTTTGCAAGATTGTCTGGAGTTGGAATTCATATCCACCGCCCGGAATATCTGGCGAGAAGCCTTGAAGCTCTTCACCGGGTTGCCCGATAACTTCCATCCCTGGTGCAATGTTTTCGATGTACCGAGTCTCTCCGGTGCCGCTAATCTCGGTCGTGCCTTCTCCGTAGCCTGGTGTTAGGTGCGGAACTTCCGGGAGATATTGACGCTTGCGAAATATCGCGAAGCACGAAGCAACTTGACGCTGAACCAACATTGCAAAGTCGATATCGTCGCGCATTCCGGCAACTGCGAAGATTGGAGCGAACGCCGTAACTCCTCGAGTCTGCGACATTCTCTTCGGATTATAAACGTGGAAGATTTGCCGATTACCGTCTTCATCTCGAACGGGTAGTTCGATCTCTTGCTTCTTGGCACGGTTCGGATTGATTGGATCGGCTACCAGCCAATAACTGGTTCTGCGTCGCAACTCGTCCATCGTCACGCCAAAGATGGTGTTATCTCGGGTCGTGAAAGTTCGAACTTGGTGAGCTTCCCAAGCTTGAAGCATTCCTTCTTCAGTTCCGGCGTGAACTATATCACCATCGACAAGCATCGAACGACAGTTGAAACGCTCGAAGTCGTGAAAAGTGAACTCTGCCTGTGCATCGCAAAGGTCGGAACTCTCGGCCCATTCTTTCCACCGAGACCATAGCTCATTGTCTACGGCAGCATCGCCGGTTTGCGGTTCGACGGTAAAACCTTCTTGCACGATGTTATCGACGGCACGTGTTACGGTTTGCCCAACGATGGAATCGTTTCTGTCCATGTCGCGGGCTTTTTCAATATCGTCGTAATAGTGCTGCTCGACTCGATAATGATAATCAGCCGTACTTCCTTGCGGTGCAAGGCCAGTTCGACGACGAACGAATCGAGATTCCCGAGACATATCGTAATCAGCCCGGATTTCGTCAAAAGTCTCGACGATAGGATTCTTGGCACGACGCTTCTTCATTTGCGGAACCCTTGCTTGGCA